TGACAGAAAACGCGCTGAACAATATTGAGAATTGTATGGAATTGCAGGATCCGGATATTGCCGAAAGTTTTTTTCAAGAGTTTAAACGTATACATCGAGTAAGTACACCCTTGAAAATAGTTAAACATCGAAAATAAAGTTTCTTCTTAACCATATACACTATAAAACATCTATTAAGTATTATACATGACATATAGATAAAAATAATATATGTAATAAATGTCATTGGAACAACCAACCATCGTCTATTGGTATGCAAAACGTAATCTTCTGCCGATTTACAACAAACCAAGAGGCTATATACGCCTTTAATGGTCTAGAAAGTAACATAGCACGTTTGGGCAGGCTTTCGTGACATATGCGTTCGTTATTTTTCGGACAATGATTCTATATCTGTGGCGATGAATTGTTTTTACCATACATTGAGAAGTGGTAAATTCCTTTGCGTAAAAGTTTAAGGGTGGAAGAACTAATCAATAAGTGAAAACTCGACTACGGTCCAGAACGAGATTAACCATTGTTTCATACTTCTTGTCAGATGACAATTTGGCACGAAATTCCTCCTCTGTACCAATCATTTTTTTTACACGTTCGGTCTCTTTCCACCCAGTCATTTGGTGCAATGGAGTACGGTATTTTGATTGTATATCAGCTTTGCATATTTCCACGAGTGCTTTGTAATCTCTCGTCATCACATCCTGTGCTGGTTGTCGTAAAGATGTTGGTTGTCGTAAAGAAGACATTATAAATTTACAAAACGTTCTTTATATACTATATTTAAATTAAAAACAATTACAGTCTTTTAGCCATATGTGCCGGCGGCAGGCCGCTAAAACATATATTCCCAGGGTTGGCATGTCTCTAAAAAGATGCACAAACTAAGTTGTGCATCTTTTTTTTTGTATAGTTCATTGAAATAGGAGAATGTCACCGACTTCGCCGAGCCAAAAATGGGTATCATCAGTGGCAAACGGTTGACTTTTTTCTAAAACTTTTAGCTAAAACTTTTAGAGAAATACTTTGAAATTGTGTTTTATTTTCTAAACACTTTTAGCTAAAACTTTTAGAGAAATACTTTGAAATTGTGTTTTATTTTCTAAAACTTTTAGCTAAAACTTTTAGAGAAAGTAAGATTTTGAAATTGTGTTTTGAAATTGTGTGTTTATTTTCTAAATCTTTTAGCTAAAACTTTTAGAGAAAGTAAGATTTTGAAATTGTGTTTTGAAATTGTGTGTTTATTTTCTAAATCTTTTGGCTAAAACTTTTAGAGAAATACTTTGAAATTGTGTTTTGAAATTGTGTGTTTATTTTCTAAATCTTTTGGCTAAAACTTTTAGAGAAATACTTTGAAATTGTGTTTTATTTTCTAAAAGTTTTAGCTAAAAGTTTTAGAGAATTTATGTTTGTAGAATGACTTTTTTTTCTAAAACTTTTGGCTAAAACTTTTAGAGAAATACTTTGAAATTGTGTTTTATTTTCTAAAACTTTTAGATAAAACTTTTAGAGAAATACTTTGAAATTGTGTTTTATTTTCTAAAACTTTTAGCTAAAACTTTTAGAGAAAGTAAGATTTTGAAATTGTGTTTTGAAATTGTGTGTTTATTTTCTAAAAGTTTTAGCTAAAACTTTTAGAGAAAGTAAGATTTTGAAATTGTGTTTTGAAATTGTGTTTTATTCTCTAAAACTTTTAGCTAAAACTTTTAGAGAATTTATGTTTGTAGAATGACTTTTTTTCTAAATCTTTTGGCTAAAACTTTTAGAGAATTTATGTTTGTAGAATGACTTTTTTTCTAAATCTTTTGGCTAAAACTTTTAGAGAATTTATGTTTGTAGAATGACTTTTTTTCTAAATCTTTTGGCTAAAACTTTTAGCTAAAAGTTTTAGAGAAATACTTTGCAAAACTTTTTTAAAAAGTTTATTTTAACTATATAAACTATAAAACATCTATACACCCCTAGATGTTAACTATATGTGTTCCATCAGACTGTACATTAAAAGAAGCGATTCTGCGTTCAAATCGATGTGACACACAAACTACTATTTTTCTCGAAAAGGGTAGATACGATATCGAGGCCCGTCGTTCTTTAATTTGTGTACAAAAATATTTAATTATTACCAAGCCTGTATGTATTATTGGAAATAACAGCATAATAAACGGTGGTTTATTTATCCCTGACAACATAAAAGGCAATGTATATTTTGAAGACCTCTGTATATCTCACAAACTTGGCACTGGTATTATTGGAAAATCATCGTTTGTTGTAAAAAACGTGTCCATTCAAAATTGTGAAGAAGATGGTATTTTACTGTATGGACCATCTGTCACTACAACGTGTACAAATTTGCGCGTTTTAGATTGTCGAGGTATTGGCATCTCCTCCGAAAATGGTGCAAATGTTGTTATTAATGGGATACGTACCAAGTTTAATGGTAACGCGTATGGTATAGTAGTTTGTTATTCTTCTACTTCCCAAATAAAAATTGAATATCCTTTGTTAAAGGAATCTATTTCGTCAAATAATGAATACAATCTAAAAGCATTTGGTTGTGCCAGTCTGCGTCAAATACAAAATGTTTATACTGTAGTATAAAAGTGAAATATTTTAAATAAATGTGGATAAATTATATAATGTTATTTACATTAGTAGGTGCAGATTTTGCAGTCATCGGTGATTGGGGAAGACGCGGAACACATTCTCAGCGCAATGTAGCAAATGTTTTAAATGCTCAAAACCCTGATTATGTAGTTAGTGTCGGCGATAACTTTTATTCAAGTGGTATTGAAAGTGCATCAGACCCTAGAGCTCATATTTGGGTAGAAGTTTATAATTCATCTGTCCCTTGGTATGTCTGTCTGGGCAACCATGATTATGTAGGCAATGCTGCCGCACAAGTGGATATGAGTCGTATATATAAGCAATGGATAATGCCAAAGAGGTTTTTTAATATAAAATACAAAGATACTGAATTGTTTTTTATTGATACAACTCCTTGGATTGATGAAAATTATGTCAAACACCATTTTGGAGAACAATATGGTATAGGTGACGGGCCTTGGGTAGACTTTGAATATCAAAAAACACGCATCGAAGAACAAAAAGAATGGTTAACGTCTGCTTTGGAACAATCTTTTGCTTCTCGCAAATTTATTGTTGGTCATCATCCCCTTTGGACATTTGGTCATCATCAGCAGCAGACTGGAGATATGTATGATTTTTTAAAGCACGCCATGATAAACCACGGTATAGACGCATATTTATGTGGACATGATCACAATATGCAACATATTATATCTGAAGAGGGTATTCACGAATATGTTTCGGGTGCCGGTTCTTCAAGTTATCCCATTGAAAATGTCCAAGATGAATCTTTGATTTTTTCTGCTGGAGAAAGGGGTTTTTTAATGGTTCGTGATTCTGGAGAATTTGAATTTATAAATTCAAGCGGCGAAATAATATATACATTTAAATGACATGGTCTTTTTGTATAATTGTAACATGACGTATACATGAAGACATATACCAAAACACGAATATAAACACAATAGCACCAGATGCCACTAGAAGAAGGACACGATTTGTAAGTTTTGAATGGACATGACTTGTATCGTGTTCTACCTTATTGGTGAATTCATTATGACGTTCCGACATAATTTTGTGTTTTATCGTATTTTGTTTATGGTTGTTTGAAATCTGCTTTTCTATACTTTGAATACGCGTTTCAAGAGTCAAAAGGCGTTTCTCAAACTTGTCATTCACAACAGGTCTCACAAATGGAGTAAATAACGAAAACCCTTGTATATCTTGAGTCATCCCTGAATGAGTATTTGCCTGAAAACTTAAATAAGCAAAAGACCAATTTTCTGTTCTTTCAACATGAAGACAATTTATAAATTCTGAACTTTTAAAAGTCGCATAACTCACACTTATAAACGTCAGTTTTAAGTCCAAAAGTGCATCTACTTGTACACGTATCCAAAAAGGACGACTTTGAGGACTTACAAACAAACCTAAACACCGGTCGTCGCCCGAAACAATTTTATCGTTATGAATATCCAACGATATTTTATCGTGTTTATTATTTTCTAATTGTATTGACAACACTGAATCTGCGCGATTTGAACGTTTTAATGCATATTTTCTATCAACTTGTATGTAAAATGTATTTGGGAATGGTATATTTTGTTGTTTCCAAATACATTTATTTTCCATCACATTTGTACGTTTTGAAGTCAATCGTATTCTATCTGGCATTATGTCAACATTCTGGTCACATTCAATATTTTCAAAAATTTGTTTTGAACTTGCTTGTACAAAAATAATAATAAATAAATATTTCATTTGTTATTCTATATTTATTTATATATTCAACACTGAAGTGAAACTAAGAAATCCCTACATAACAAGACAACTTTGTTTATTTGATTTAACTGAAGTTAAATTAAGTTCTAATTTTTCGCCATTTAATCGAGTTGACACATTAAACTTTGTTGTTGATGAACTTGGTTCTGTACTTTGAATATGTCCGTGTTGTATAAAATGTTCTGTACGTGATATACTTCCACCCGTATAGGTTCTTTCTGTCATTAATTCGCACAAAGAAGGGTTTGTACGTGAAATGCGAACTGCCCTAACGCGTATAGGTGCATTTTGTTCTGATTCCACCGCCTCTAATTTTATTTCACCACCTTGAACAACTTCCCAATGATCATGTGTCTTAATCGCAGACATATTTATTTATAAAATGATACTTATATAGTTCGAGCCTTTGTTCTTGTACGTCTTTGCAAAAGATATTCCGGGGGGGTTGAATTCTTTCGTGCAAATAATCTTGCAATACAAGGGAACCATACAAAATCATGGTATCCATTGTCCGATTCTCTACAATTTTGTCTATAAGCATTTTCTGCTGTTAAATAATAATCACGGTGAACACCACACCACATACAACGCATTTTAGAGAAATTAAAGTATACTTAAATATTAGTTATTCGGCATTATAAAGAATCCGTTTTTTACGTTTAGGGACAGGGTGATTGTAACGATAGAAAGAATCGTGGACTTCAGAAGTTACTGTACCCATTTTGTCCCAATTGTACACTGTAAAATTTGAAGGTGGGCCTCTAAACATCTTAATGGGGAATCCCTTTTCAACCGTACTTTTACATTTGTCAAATTCGCCCTGTGTTGGTGGCGGTCCCTTAATTTCAATAAATTCTTTACTTTCAGGCAACCAAAAATCTGGCGTATATTCCTGTTCGCGTGAAATGCGAATTGTTGCAGGTTCATACACTGCGCGAATGCCCGCAGTTTCAAATGCCCTTTCCCACTGTTGTTCTAGACGAGAACGTTTACCTTGGAGTGCATCTGCTCCAAACATTTCCAAATCTCCATCATCGACATATTCTAGGTGAAAAACTTTATGCGGGCGCCCACCCGTACACCGGTAACGTCCCCAATAATAAGTATCGGGACCACATCCAAATGAAAGTACATGAATAGGGGTACCTGCATAAACCAGTGCATTGTCACTATACGTACGAGGATTTATCGAAACAGTGGCATTCTGAATACCAACCGTATTGTGCCATTTACGATTACTCGTATTAAATTTAATCGAAAAGGCTGCATTATCACGCACATCAATGCATTTTTTTGAACGATGGAGATATTCTTTGGCAGAATGTGGTAAAGTAATAGGACGTTGCATTGTTTACTAATGTTATCTACAATTAAAAACAAAAGAGATTATGTTCTAAATATGTTTATTTTGCAAAACAATTTGAGGCGAAATACCCATGGACATGAGTTCTTGACACAAAAGCTTGCCTGCATAAGGCATAGCTACAACGTAAGTGTCCATTTTGTTACATTTATGACAAAATGGTTCTCCACGAGGTCCTTTGACAACTGTACCAATAAGACCACAATGTTCACACAAGGGTGCTTTATATTCGTCGCTTGATACCATCATGCGTTCGTGTAAAACCGCAGAAGCACCGTGAGCAACGCCACAATCACGTTCCATTTCGCCCCATCTTAATCCACCACCATTTGCACGACCTTCTACAGGTTGACGCGTCAACCCTACAATTTTGCCCTTGGCGCGAGCATGGACCTTGTCATCAACCATATGCTTCAAACGCTGGTAGTATGTGGGGCCTATAAAGACGCGACCTTTCAGGCGTTTTCCGGTATAAGGATGATACATAACTTCCTTACCATCTTCCGCAAACCCTGCTTTTTTTAACATTTCACTAATAGCTTCGACAGGCTTATGTGAAAAAGCCGTCGCATCTACACGCTGCCCAGTTAATGCTGCCATTTTGCTGGCTAAACACTCCATAACGTGGCCTATCGTCATGCGGCTTGGAATAGCATGCGGGTTTACGATAATATCCGGCACAATCCCTTGTTCCGTAAATGGAAGGTCTTCTTGGTTGTATATCATCCCTATTGTACCCTTTTGTCCATGTCTCGAAGAAAATTTGTCACCTACTTTGGGAATGCGCGTCTCACGAATGCGCGTTTTTGCCGTTTGACCCCCAGAGGCATTTTGAAATAGGATTGTAGCATCGGTTACACCACGCGCCTTTTTATTTTTCACAAGTGTTGGATTCTTTTGATTCGAACTAATACTACAAAACACAGCGTCGCCCTTTTCAATCACTGTGTTTGGTGCTGATAGACCATCTTTGTCTAGTTTATCAGTGGTATTTTTATAAGTGTCGTGTTTTTTAAATTCTTTCTTTACCGTATTTCGCGTTGACGAATTTGAAGCCGTATATGTACGATATGTTGTCGAACGTCCGAATCCTCTATCAATCGCACTTTTGTTAAATAACAGTGAATCTTCCTGGTTATAACCCCCAAAACAACAAATGGCAACGATAGCGTTCATTCCTGCTGCTAAATCATCACCGCATAACGCTTTTGCGACAGAAGTCGTTGCGAGTGGTTTTTGTGGATAATGTAATATATGTCCATTTGTATCAAAACGTGATCCATAATTTGCAGCGTATACACCCATGGCTTGTTTACCCATCGCCGCCTGGTACACATTACGAGGCGACTGGTTGTGGTCAGGATACGGTATCGTTGACGCCAATGTACCCAAAATAAGCGTTGGGTCCAATTCACAATGTGTATGATCATGTTCCAAATCTTTGGGTTCTAATGCAATTAATGAATTTTCTTCTTCGTAAATAGATAAATTTTCAATGACACCCAATGAAAACAAATCGTCCCATCTTAAACGACCTGCCAATAAGTCATTTACTTGTTCTTTTGAAATAACAAGACTGCCATTTTTAACAACATACACAGGTCGAGACAAACGACCCGCATCTGACCAAATGTGGACATTATTTTTTTCAGATGCTACGCACGTATCTAAAGAAATAGTACGAGAACGACGCGCTTCCCGAAGAGTTTGAATACAGCCAGAAGCATCAGACGTAAATCCAACGGGCTGGCCATTATGGAAAATAATAGAACTGCCATTTTCAGATAAAAATTTTTGAACGTGTTCATGGATAGGTTGTTGTTCACAACGCGTTGTAATATATGCAGATAATGCCAGTTGCTTAACCAGGCCACAAGGTGCTCCTTCTGGCGTTTCAGACGGACACAAATAGCCCCATTGATTACCATACAACAAGCGCGGAGCAATGATCTTTTGTGTCGAATCGATACCTGTATCTACTCGACGAAGCTGAGAAATACAAGAAATATAAGTATTTCTATTTAAAAGTTGAGAAACACCCACGCGTCCCGCATAAGATGACCCTTTGATTTTCCAATTGCCCGTTGCCAATGCATATTTAATACCGTCTGTAATATGCTGAGGCTGTATTAATTTTTCCGGTCGAATCGTTTTATTTTTGTCGGCTAATGTCTGCGCATCTTTACGAATATTTCGCAACATTTGAAAAAATAAATGTGAAAACAACGTTCCCAACATTGCCCCGGCAGTATCTAAGCGTTTTGCACGCACATGGTCACGATCATGATACACATTGTCATTCTTGCCATTGTCATTTTTTAAACAATGAATATATTCAGCCCATTGGATACACATTTGCAAACATTTCATCTTTGAATTTGTACCAATATGAGGATACACCACATTATTTAAAAAATATGGAACATCTTCTACATAATCAGCCAGCCATTTTAAAGCACTCTCCTGAGTTGTTGCCACAGAAGCATCCCCAATTGTTTCAGAGACATCGGACGGATCTATATAATGATGTAACATATCTTCTTGTCCGCCAAGGGCTCTATATAAAATCAAAAATGGAATTTCCACATTCACGTTGGCAAAAGTAACCCGAAAGGCTGTAAACCCAAACTTTTTCACGAATATACGAAACGTACTATTGGAATGTGTCGTTGGATTATGTTCGGAATGAAATATACATTCGGATGGTCCAAAACAAAACACCATATTCGGAGAAATGCGCTCCTGAACCACAAGCGTTTTCTCTCTACCATTTACAATAAAATAACCACCAGGATCATGCGGACATTCCCTCTTTTCAAAATCGTCACAATGATCTTTACTTAATACACACAAACTTGAACGTACCATTACAGGCATACGTGCCATATATATCTGCTTTTTTACAGATGTAGTCGTATTTCCAGACGCAGAGGTATAAGAATGATGTACGTCAACATATACAGGCACCGAATACATAAAATCACGAATACGGGCTTCCATTGGTGTAATTCGACGAATATTATTATCCTTTTCAACCACTGAAGGAATATCATAATTTAGATTATTTAACCAAATCTTGTGTTGACCACCACTAAACATTTGAGGCGAAACTTCAATGGGTCGGTGTGTTTCAACAACTTCAGGCACAATTCGTGAAACAAAATCATCATACGAATTTAACGCCTGGCGCGTTAAGGATACATCCCGAAATAAACAATCGACTACAGTCTTAGACATTTCTATTTTAATATTGTACAGTTACATTTAGAAAATAAAATATGTTTAGACTATTCTCAATAATAGGTAGTATATACGCATGCAATTATATCTCAAATGTACAAAGATGGTGATTATAAACAATTTGTAAAAAAAATACCAGAATATATTATAGATACAGACATTGGCGATGATATAGATGATGCCTTTGCCATTGCATTAGCTATTCGATTACATAAAAAACAAGCCATTCGAATACTTTTGTTTATCACTTCCGGCCATGGCAATTCAGAATATAGAGCAAGACTCATTCATATTTTATGGAAAGCCGAAGGTATTCTTCAAGATGCGCCCATAATTAGAGGCATGACGGATTCAGACCAGATGTCAAACTGTAACTATATGGCGTTGGGCGCATTTGGGCCTGAGTATCCTACTCTCGAAAGTCGTTTATCAAATATACTGGCAAATGTACGCGAAAAAAATGTAGAGATCGAAGATAAAATAAATGTATTGTGTATTGGCCCCCTTGACAATATTAAAAAAATGAATTTACCGCCAGAAAAAGTCAGGCTCATTCTTATGGGAGGGTGTTTTGGACGTTTTTTTGATGGGGCCATAGGACATATTCCAGAATATAACGTTAGAAATGGCATTGAATCTTGGAAATGGGTATTACAAACATACCGTGATTGTACTATCGTTCCATTGGATAGCGCAGGAGTTGGGCGCATATCTTGGTCAAAAAATGACCCACGGACAGTATTCAATCCACATGATTTTAATTACAAAGATAAAATAAAACATATTCGGCCAAATATACAAATTCAAACTCAACAATTGCCCATTGTTCAACAATTAAGAATAATGTATACACAATGGTATTTGTCCAACTTAAAAAAACACATTATGAAAAGAGATAAAACAATGGAATTGCCACATATATTAAAAGATGGACAAGGACGAGATATTTCATTGGCATGTGGGGTTAACTCAAATATTCAGTTTGATTCCGTTGCACTCTTTTATAGTTTACACCCGGAACAGTTTAAATGTCAACAAGTTAAAGTACACATTAATAATGATGGACTTACAGAAAAATTACCAATCAGTGCCTTTAAAGAAGAACCTGGTTTGTATAATACAATTGTAGCTATTGAATGGGAAAAAAACGGATTACAAGAATTTCAACAATGGGTGGGACAATTACTAGAATTTCCAATTTATTAAAAACAAACTTTTTGAAAAAGTTTTTTTTAGACAGTGATGGGCGAAAACACAAAGGGTTTGTTTGACTGCGTGTGTATAGATTCGCCTTCTGGCCCTTGGTTTTTAAAAACAAACATATATCTTAACCAATCCATCCCATGTGAACAACTACAACATTTTGAACGTTCCCATTGAAACCAAGTATGTCCTTCGGGTGTTTTTCCAGTTAATACAGCGCCTTTAATAGCAGATACTTCTATAGTAGGTGCAGAAGATGCGTGCCTAGACCACCTTGGATGCCCATTTTTGGACCATTTACGATAAAGAGAGCCGTTATCTTTAAAAATGACAAAAGCGCCTTGTCTTATTTGTTGTATATTTTGTGGTGTTAATCTTATAACTTCCGCAAGATCTCCAACGGGGTCCATGTAAATTAAATAGACATCCCTTTATAGTTTCATACCGTCTATTTAAACTTCAATTTATTATAAAGTCCCATGTCCAACCATACGTTGTCAACACTCCCTGAATCTATACAACTATTAATAGAAGAGCGATTAAAACAATATAATCATGCCATGTTTGAAGCGTATGCATTAACAAAACATGAAATGTACGAACAAGTTGAAATAGAACTCCGTGATCAACGTATATTAATGTACAATACAATATTGATATTTTCAATAGTTATTGGAGCTTTTTTTAGTTTTATTCTTTGGTGTAGGAAAAAACAAAAAAAAAGAACACGTTAAACTTAAAAATATAAGTATAGTTTAATAAAAAATATATTATTTACTAGTCTCCTGTATTTAAGAGAATAATTTCATAAATAATGTTTCGCACATTTGTACCACATCCTATAGAATCTATATTAGATATCGTATGTTCAGAGCCCCGGGTGCGTGAATGTTATATCCCATTGTGGGGAGACATTATAAACAATATACACAAAACAAATAGAGCTGATTGGGACGAATATATTCCATTATGGCGCGCTCTCAAATTACAATCTAAATACAATTCACCTATATTTACATCACACAGTTTGGGCCATTCCATGAAAACTGCCTATTTTATGCACATGCTTTTAATAAAATCTTTACATTTGTTTGAATTAAAGTCGGAAATAGTGACCAATATGGTTTTATGGACAGGGTTATTGCATGATGTTGGTTATGCAGAATATGAATTATGTCAACAAACACAATCTGGCTGCGAAGAAATGAAACGGCGTTTAACACCTTTTTTAGATGAAGATGCGAACCAGGCAGCGACCGGACTTTATGACCAGTCTTATCATAAACAGAAGTTTTTACATGCTCAACTTGGTGCGAATATGCTTCAATATCTTTTTGCAAGGTCCCCACGTTTGTTTCTGGAACAAGTACAAGATCAAATATTAGAGGCTATACGCGAACATAATGCCGATAATCAAAAACAAACCAGATATGAACCCGCAAAGGATGGGACATTCATGTCTTTATCAAATGTTTGTATTCAAAGACATTATAAGCGAGTAAATATGGAAGATAATCCATTATTGGCATTATTACGCATTGGAGATAATTTAGATATGTCAAGAGAACGATTAACTCCAGACCAGCGCACTTTAATACTTGTCTATTATCAAAAATGGTTTTATACCCACCCCCATGCCGATGCATATCAAAGAAGAACACATTGGGCACGTCTTCATACAAAATGTGGAGTTGTATCTGAATCGCAAACCCTCGATATATTATTTAAAAAAAGTCAATCCTCTGACTTTTTGTTTACATATTCAAGTTGGATTATTGAACATATCAGTATTAGTGAATACGATTGGAATAGACCTTATTTTGAAATAAGAGTAGATTTTTTTAAGCCGGTATTTGATGATTTGTGTATTAGCCAGAATTGGCATGCAGGTATTTACCAATTAAGACGTCTGTATGATTCGTTACATTCTATTTCTGTGTATGGAACAGAATTATCATCTGTTACTTTCGTAAATATATTATTGGGAACCCACCCTCTCCGTGAAATCGTTAAAATAGAAACATATGGTGACTACATAAAATATGCAGCACTTCGTGGATAGATTGCTTAAGCATTACATAATCGTATAAAAAAATGTAATGGTTATTTTTACAAAAATGACTGTATATTTTTATAAAGGGGTTTTCTCGCAGTTTTTTAAGGCCCCTATCGTTGATAAACAAGGCGTACGTTATATATGCAATGAACAATACATGATGGCACACAAGGCAAAACTTATGGGCGATATTCGAACCTATAAGAAAATTATGCGCGAAACAAAACCTATGCAAATTAAAAAATTAGGCAGGTGTGCGCGGAACCAAGACAAATGGAATCAATTTAAATACGATATTGTACTCGACGCCACCCGTTATAAAGTTCAACAACATCCTCGTTTAAGAAGAATGCTTTTGGAAACAGGTGTCCAAGACATTGCCGAAGCAGCGCCGTACGACCCTATCTGGGGCATCGGCCTTTCTATTAAAGACGCCAAAGCAGGTGAATCATGGCGTGGTAAAAATCTACTCGGTCAAGCTTGGATGCAGGTACGTTCTGAATGTTATCCCACCATTATTGTCCCATTCCGTGCCACAAACCAGCCAGAACGCGCCGGCCAATTAGTTAAATTTAAAGAACACATGTTCGAAAAACTTCCACTGAGTCGTATTATTGTTGTGGAGCAATATGACGATAATAAGCCTTTTAATAGGGGTGCTCTTTTGAATCTAGGAGTGTCTGAAACCTCCTCTTCTCTTATTTGTCTTCATGATGTAGATTTGCTTCCGGACGATAGAATTTTAAAGGCTTATCTAGATTATATGCCGAAAAAAACAGTGCGGCATATTGGACGAGCATGGCGGCGTTACGATTCAGATAGTTACCTGGGCGGCATCCTAATGATGTGGAAAAAGGATTTCATCAATATTAACGGATTCCCCAATGATTTCTGGGGATGGGGAGGGGAAGACGACTTATTGCGCGACAGGATTCAAGATGCACGTTTTCGCATCCAACGGGTGGACTTTGGCACAATCTACGATTTGGAACAGATGTCTTTGAAACAGAAGATGGAATATCTGAAGAAATATCGTTTAAAGTGTGAGGATAAATGGGAACGTCGGGATTGGCATCGGAAATATCCGGGCAAATATGGGTATTCCGACATTGAAGATTATCGGAAGATTGGATACATTCAATCTGCATAGGATTTACAAATAGAGTTTCCATTATAATCAAAATTATATCTCCGTTTATACACCATGTCATTGCCACAAGAAATGACTTTGCCCCTCAAAAAAAGACAACGAAGCACGCCCGATGAACCGGAACACCCGTTTGTGAAACGTCGCCGGTTTACCGCTAACGTAGAAGCCGATATTCGCTTAACGCATCTCAAACACCGGAACAAACACCATTTCGAGAACATTGCTTCATACCAAGAGGAATGGCTACAGTATCGAAATGGAAGAGACTCCATCCCGACAACTCTTCGGAACAAGATGAAAGAAAGTCTTAAACAATGGAGAAAATCCTACAGACATGTACAACAAGAAAAGGAGAAGAACGAGTGTGTTTATTTACTCTGTTGCCTTCGCAAAAAGTCAATATACAATCAACAAGATGTGATATACAATATTTTAAAAATGATTTCTAAAGCTCCAATCATGTATTAAAATATATCTTCTGTTACAGTATTAGGCGAGGTCGGTGTTAAAAAATCATCCCATGCGTCCCGAATACTTTGGGTCAACTCTGAATGGTCTGCAATCTCGTTAGTGCGCGTGGCCAACTTAAAAGTCATCAATAACAATACAAACTTTGCTGCTTGTCTCTGTTTTATATTTTCAATCTGTAGAGCAACATGCGCTAAATCATCGGCCAACTTTCGTATTGACGTTGTACGAGGTCCTCTATATGCGTTCATAGTAGTTTCATATAAACTCATAGGCGTTGCATCACAATTGTCGATAACATAATCCCAATCGAACATACTTTCGGCCATATTTTGTTGTATTCGTCATAGACTATATAAAAAAGTGATTAAGTATAACATATGTTTCTCTACTATAAATATAGATGTTATTAAATAAATGTTACCTATTGTTCAAAATTGTACACGAATTGGTTGTCCTTCACAAGATGATTGGTCTCAATATGGCCAAGGTTTTATAAATATTGGAGACCAACCACGTATTTTTTTAGTGGAGCCTTTTAAATTAGGACAAAAATACTCTGGTGAACATAACATGAAACCATTATGTATTAACCAACAAGTATGGCATTTTTTTAAGAAATGGTTAGATGGTGGAATTATCGAAACATACTGGTTAGAAAACATTGGAACACGTATTCAAGATGAAAGATTTAAGGATTATTTTCATATTTTAAGCTACGGAACTAATCCACGAGAAACAGTGATGGAAGGTTATAATGAGCCTGGGTTTAAATATAGAGTGGAATATATAGATGGTTTATGGACATGTACATGTAAACATTTTCACATATTAGGTGCCAATGTATGTTGTAAACATATCAATGCCTGTATTGGGGTCGCTACAAGCACGCCACGGCTTGGGTGGCCTTTAGAAAGGTCTCAATTTGTCTTTGATGACACGTATTCAGAAGAACACATTGGTTTGTGCGACATTGTTGTCGAAATCATGCCAGATTCCACAGAATCTGGCAGTGACATGGATTTAAGTAGTGATGCTGAATTTGACATGGTTCCTGTGTTTAAACATTGGTTAGCATGAAGTATATAGTTCGTCATCTTCATACCATGTGTCAATATTAATAATGTTATTCGGCATTTTCGATGACAATAATGCGGGCGACACAATAGTCCAATCTACGTTCGGTACCATGCCCAATTGACTTAACGTATAAGACACGAATGCCGAACAATAAAAGCTTTTTGTCCGTCTTTTATAACATCTATTTTTGAATAAAGCTGCAAGCCAATCACAGATATTCATGTCGTACGATTTGTTTTTTGTATTGTTATTAATTTTTTCAAGTTTATCCGTTTGTTTAAACCATTTTGTGGTCTTAAGGCGTCTGACCCATATACTGTCATGACCTGGATATTTTTTAGTATATAATTCTATGGGTTGTAATTGGACACCAAATTGTGTTTTACCATTTTGAATATCTGGCCAATCTTTACCATGATAGGAGGATTCCCATACGTAGGTTCCTTTTGGTATTGGTGTATTGTTATCGTCTTTCCAAGGTGGATTGACTATGACCAAGGCGGCATGTGAATAGGGTTCGCGTGTACAACATTTAATACAACTATCTAAAAAATTCATACAACAATATGTCGGATGTTCGTCAAATAAGAGAATATCGCCCGTTTTTAAAGGGTATTGTAAATTAAAATTAAGTATCATTTATCTTCTTACTTTTTAATGTTTATAGTGTTTTTCTATTTCAAGAATGTTTATATCTGAAATATATTTCAAGACGTCTTGCTTTTATGTTTAGTTTTTATGTTTGTGGTTGAAGTTTAGTCTTCCATTTTAGGTGCAATAAAATATTCAATGTACGATTGGTTTTCATCCAATGGTATTTTAAGATGTGCCGGCATTTTATTTGACACGCCTAAATAACACTTTGTGCCACATGCCGAGTAAATAGCCATAGATTTTGCCCCGTTGTGGTTAATTGTAATGTTTACGTCTTCTTTATAATTGTGAGGTTGTATGTGATTTCCTGTCATCGTTTCTTTAACGACGACTTCACCAAATTCAATTGTTTCTGACGAACACGTAAAATCTTCTTTCGTGATTTTAAAGTGAATATCTCCTTTCGTCATCATGACTGTATCCATCCAATCTTTTATTGTTGTGTTGCTGGCAAACAACCCAACATCATCAACCATCTCTGGTATTGCCAACGCTTCGTCTTCAATGTCAATAGCACGCATGGAGAATAAAATTTCGCACCCGTCTTTTTCAAATTGAATGTTTAATTGTGTATCATTTGGGACACTCCAAGAAATTTGAGATTTTTTGGCTTTTAGTAGCATATTGACCATTACTTCGGTGTGAAGACCTAGTGTAATAGGTACTTCACACTTCCACTGGCTAAAAAAACTAGGCGTCAATTCCATACGTATAAGGGATGTGTGTGAACTATCCATTGTCATGATATGAAGACCATGCTGATCAAAGCTCACATTGACTGTTGTATTTGTATGTTGAATTGCTTTGAAAATTTTTTGACATATATCAGAAGAAGGCCAGGTGCAGTGCATTTTTTTTCTACAAATATTATAATACGTATTATTCAATTGACATATGTGTAACACATGTTATATCAAAGGCTCAAGGCTATAAAAAGGCACTTTTAAAATAATTATTATGGGTTCACGGTTTTCTCGCTGTTTTCATTTACAGGATTATATCCAGGTTTCAGAGACAAAAGAAGATATTTACGAGGATTTTTATGGGAATAATTCGTTTGAAGAGGTTAATTTGGATATAGACGCTGTAATATACAAAAATCCCAAAGGTAAAAAGTAGATCGACACTGAAGTATAAAAGTCTATTCACTCACCACATTCTCATGATTTTAACATCGTCAACTTCGAACATGCCGGTTCTTAAGAAAAGAGATGGGAGGTCACAATCTTTCGCAGATTCCAAGATTAAGCGTTATTTGTCCAATTTGGCGTCAAAAACTCCGCGTTTAAACGCAGTGGATATCAATAAAATTATTGAACGTTTGCAATCGACCATGTCCATGAATATGACAACAGAACATTTGGCGACCTATCTCTCTGAAATCTGCGCCGCGTTGACTGTGGAACATTGGCAGTATGGCGCATTAGGTGGGCGTATCTGTGTCTCTATGTTACATCGTTCAACACCCAATACCTTTTCGGACAGTGTACGTCAATTACAATCGATATTGTCTCCTGAATTTGTCCAAGTTGTACAAGAACACGAAGGTGAAATCAATGCCATGATCGACACGGACCGAGATTTTCAATATAATGTGATGGGATTCAAAACTTTGGAACGTTCCTATTTGTTAAAAAAACACGGTGTTATCGCCGAGAGGCCCCAATATATGTTAATGCGCGTGGCCATTGCCCTACATATGAATAATATGCCGCTTGTACGAGAAACATACGAAGCCACTTCTCGTCTATTATATACACATGCTACACCTACGTTATTCCACGCCGGACTTTCAAGAGGTCAACTGGCCTCGTGTTATTTGCTTACCATGACCGATGATAGCATTGATGGCATCTTTGAAACGCTCAAACGTTGCGCTCTTATCTCCAAGGGTGCTGGTGGTATTGGTCTTAGTGTCTCCAATATAAGAGCACGAAATTCAGAAATTAAAGGAACCAATGGTATTTCAAACGGATTGACACCCATGTTACGCGTGTTCAATGATACGGCACGCTACGTAGACCAGGGGGGCGGAAAAAGGAAGGGTTCGTTTGCGATCTATTTAGAACCTCACCATCCAGATATCCTAGATTTTTTAGAATTAAAAAAGAATCATGGTATCGATTCTGAAAAGGCACGTGACCTTTTCTACGGACTCTGGATTTCAGACCTTTTCATGCAACGCGTCAAAGACAACCAACCATGGTCAGTCATTTGTCCTACACAGTGTCCCGGCTTACAAGACGCCGTTGGCGAGAATTATAAACAATTGTATGAACAATGCGAGTCTTCCGGTAATGTCGCTAAAACATTCGAATCAGCACGTGAAGTATGGTTCGCTATATTAGATACACAAATAGAAACAGGGACCCCGTACATTATGTACAAAGATTCTTGTAATCGCAAATCTAATCAGCAGAATTTAGGGACAATTCGAGGTTCGAATTTATGTTGTGAAATAGTGGAATATACGTCGAAAGATGAGGCGGCTGTTTGTACATTAGCCTCAATCGCACTTCCAAAATGTGTAGAACGAAAACAGTTTAATTTCCAACAACTTGAACGAGTCGTTCGACTTGCCACCAGGAATCTCAATATCACCATTGACCTCAACCGATATCCACTACCACAAGCACAACGTTCTAATTTCAGACATAGACCCATTGGAATAGGTGTACAGGGACTTGCGGATGTTTTCGCAGCTATGCGGCTCCCGTATGAATCACAAGAAGCCAGAACGCTCAACAAACAGATATTTGAAACCATCTATTATGCCGCATTGTCCGAATCTTGTCTGTTGGCGCAACGCGATGGTCCTTACGAAACATTTGCAGGTTCACCCTTTTCAAAAGGTCAAACCCAAATTGAATTGTGGGGTGTTCAACATGGTGATAGTCGTCACGATTGGTCAAGCTTGCGCCTTCAAATACAACAACATGGAACACGCAATTCACTACTTACGGCACCCATGCCAACAGCTTCCACAGCTCAAATATTAGGAAATACCGAATCTTTTGAACCGAGAACGTCGAATTTATATACAAGAAGAGTATTGTCAGGCGAATATATTGTCATTAACAAATATCTACAAGAGGCGCTAATTGAACGCGGGTTATGGTCTGAAAAAATGGCCAAACAACTTATTGCACATCGTGGGACAGTTCAAAACATTCCGAACGTACCCGAAGATATTAAAGCCATATTCAAAACGGTCTGGGAAATTTCACAACGATCCATCATTGATATGGCCGCAGATAGGGGTATTTACATTGACCAGTCACAATCTTTAAATTTATATGTTGAAGAACCCACCAGAGCAATATTAACCAGTATGCACTTTTACGGATGGAAAAAAGGCCTTAAAACTGGCCAATATTATCTAAGGACACGACCAAAGGCCAAAGCGATGCAATTTACAGTGTCAACCAAACCAATGGAATGCGAAGAAGACGCATGTCTTATGTGTTCAGCTTAAATCCTAAGTTTTTATTAACTTTTCTATAAATATGTAGTGTATATGTTTAATGCAGCATTCGCGATTGACCAGAATCATTGATTTAGACGGCATGTGTTATGTAGGCGGTTATGATACCTTTAAATCTGACAAATGGCGCGTATATTTATTAGGCCATATGCGATTTTTTTATCGACGTCAAATTGTCGATATGTTTGAAATGAAAAACGACCAATGGCACAGAGTTACTGGGTCACCTTATGTATATGATGCTTATTTGGAAGCAGGTGGGGATGCATGGCCTGTAGGATTTGAACAATTATGGTCTACAGAAACCCCAGAATTATTTCTAAACCATAAAGAGCTATTTGCGTTACATTATGCAAAATCTAAACATTAAAAACACAGTATATAATATCATTTTTTTTTTAAATATAATATGACAAGTTTAACACAAGGTGAATCAAAACACACCGATTTTGCATTTACAAAAAGAGGACAAAAAGCAGTCGAAGAATGCGCATTATGGGCAGAAATATTCAAAGCATGGGAACCTATTAAAGAACAAATCGGAACAAACGGGTTTATAGGGTCTTTGGGTGAAAGTATCGTTGAAAATTTAGACCGATTACCGGGAGACTATGGTAAACAAATTGAATATGATGGATTTGCCGTCCGTCAATTTCTAGGTGGGTCATCAGACCACGCTCAACATATGGCTACATTAAAGGCATTAATAAATGGCAACACCAATAATGATATTGTCAAACTTGGACAAAATCTTCGACTTAAATTACAATCGAACAATATATTTGTATTTCATGATTTAGGCCTTGATGGAAATTGTGATGATTTTTTCGCATTATTGCAATTTGCAGCCTTGAAAAAAATAATTGGCGATACACTAAAAAATATTCAATTTGTTGCTGTCGGAGGAGATGTGAATGGACGTAAAAAACGCGCACAAGCGGCGAAAAATTTTTTTTCAGATATACCCTCTTGGTATGTTGAAGCTGGCGCTCCAGCAAAATTTAAAATAGAAGACAATGGTTATTTAACAACTTTTGAGAACCAGCAGGTTGATTCTCTACCAGATTTATCGTTGGTCCAAGGAAACGATTATTTAGTTGTCATTGGCCAATGTGGTGTCAGTAAAACGGCGCATATTCCTGGAAAACCACACATCAAACCATTCGTATCTTTTGGCGATATGAATGACCTTTTCGGCTCTATTCCTGAACCTGTTAGGAGAACACTGAACGTACACGTCATGGGGCCGGGGTTTAATGTGTTTGCAAATATTCCAGTGCCTGGGTGGGACTTTTGGACACAGTTTAACTCGTTATTTCCCAATGTAACGACAACATCTGCAGCGGATTGTCCATCCTATAGTGTACCCGAATGGAGAGAATTATTTGCTGTAGCAGATAGTTTCTATCCAGGAATTAATGATTTACATTTGGTTGCTATTGCCCAATTCTTTTTGACGCGTTATGATTCTTCTTTTCATAGTTTTACCTCAATGTTTGGAATGAACGGTCTTGACCAATTGAAATTTGAACTCGATGTCGCTACAAAACTTCTTACAGACTGTCCAAACGAAAAAATATGGACTCAATCTGTTATTACGAAACTCGATAACATATTAGTTGAACAAGCTTCCTCTTTTTCGCACGACCTCCTCATTCTTAAATATGTCGAAAATTCTACAGCGTATAAGTTGATAACCGGTAAATTATCAGTTGAAGACATCGACATGTTGTTACTAAAGGCCCGAGACGATGACACATTCTGGTTGTGGAAAATAGGCGATAATATTCTACCTGAAGCCGACCGCACTTGTAAAAAACAGATGACGATAGACAAAATTGAGGCTATTCGCCAAACTTTGGTGAATAAATCTTGTGAGTTCACCCCTCAAAATATTAAAATATACACATTAGTCCAAATATGTCCAACAAAAACCCCCACTGCCAAACAATTACTCGAAATAAATAGAATATTAAAAGTCATTAATGCGGGCAAAAAAACAGCGGCCGCAAGTAAAAAAAGCGGCGGTGGCGGCGGTGGTGGCGGCGGCGGTGGCGGCGGCGGTGGCGGT